CATTTTACTCATTAGATGATTCTGGAGAGTTGATGCTTGGTGGGGGTGAAATTAAAGGTGCTGAAAAGGTTTCACAAAAATTAATTAATTCTTTCTTTTAAAGATATAAGAAAACTATTAGTAAAACTATTGCTATAATTATGCAAAGCATATTGTTATCACTTTTATTTACAAAAGGTTCTATAGAATTACAAATGTTATCTTTCGCGGAGTAGACACAGTTCCATTTTTTTTTATATTTATCAATGACACTGGATGTGATGCATTTATTTTCATTTTCTTCGGGTGTCCCGTTCATAGGAACAATTTCACATGGATTTCCTGTTTCATCATCACCTTCGCATTTTAATTCTGCTTTATAAAGAATTTTACATTTTTCAGGATTATCAACACCTTTTACAGAAATATTTTTAGGTGTTAAGAAACAAGTTGAATAATACTTTTCGTGTTCTATTTTATCGCAATTTGATCCTGGTTTTACCTCTGATCCTGTAAGATCAATAAGATTTTGACCACCACTATATTTAGGTAGATCGCCTAGGTAAGAGCAGCCATTGACAGCATTTTGAGTATTTACATTTCCAAAATTTAATTGAACATAATTCCCCCCCCCTTCTTTAACAATTGTGTCATCTATTTCATAAACGAAAGCATTTTTTAGGTTACTTGAAGAACCACCCATTATATAAATAATATATTATAAATTCTTTCTTTTGAAGTATAGTAGTGCTTCATAAATGTTTGGGAAAACATAATCAATGTAATTCTCTTTTTTTCCAATACTTGGATCAATCAATATAGTTTTCCAAGTAAAACGACTCGCAACATATAAATTATCTCTTAGATCATCAAAGAAAAAGATATCTTTTACTTCTATACCTTTTTCTTTTAATTCACTTCTTATTTCTGTGTCAACAAAAAGAAATGATTTTTGTTCTGGTTTCATAAAAGGAATTGTATCTCTTCCAAAAACTCTTTCTAAATTTAAATTTAAATTATCAGCAACAGCTTTTCCATGACCAAACGTTCCATTTGTATAAGCATAAAATTTTACATCTTTAAATTCAGATAAAATATCACTTAAAATTGTATTATTGTTGGTATCATAGAAATCATTTTGTTCTTTTGTGTGCATTATGATTGTATCATCAATATCAAATATAAAAACGTCCATTTATATATAGTATTTATTTTTTAGTAATATTTAAATAGTATTTAAAAAAATGTTAAGAAGTAATATTGATATAAAATGGAAAACGACCCTCTACTTTCTGAAGACACAAAACGCTACGTAATATTCCCTATCAAACGTGACGATGTATGGAAAATGTATAAAAAAGCAGAAGCTAACTTTTGGACAACAGAAGAATTGGACTTATCGAAAGATCTAAAGGATTTTAATGGACTTAATGAAGATGAGAGATATTTTATAGAAAACATTCTTGCTTTTTTCGCAGCAAGTGATGGAATTGTAAATGAAAACTTAGTAGAGAGATTTTGTAAGGATGTTCAGCTTTTAGAAGCTAAGTTTTTCTATGGTTTCCAAATTGCTATGGAAAACATTCATAGTGAAACATATTCACTTCTGATTGATACATATGTTAAGGACATTACAAAAAAACAAAAGCTTTTTAATGCTATTGAAACAATTCCAAGTGTTCAAAAGAAGGCTGATTGGGCCCTCAAGTGGATTAATGATGAAAAGTCTACATTTGGGACACGTGTAATTGCTTTCGCGGCAGTTGAAGGTATTTTCTTTTCTGGATCATTTTGTTCAATCTTTTGGTTGAAGAAGCGTGGTTTGATGCCGGGTCTATGCTTTGCTAACGAACTTATAAGTCGCGATGAAGGCTTACACACCGAATTTGCTATTTTGATGTATTCTATGTTGAAGGATAAGCCTTCAAAGGAAACTATACTTGAAATTATTAAAGAAGCAGTTGAATTAGAAAAGGAATTTATTACAGAATCACTACCATGTAAGATTATTGGTATGAATATGGAACTTATGAAACAGTATATCGAATATGTATCAGATAGACTCTTGCTTATGTTGGGATTAGAGAAGGTATACAATTCTTCAAATCCATTTCCATGGATGGAGTTAATCTCTATTCAAGGAAAGACTAATTTCTTTGAAAAGAGAGTAGGAGAATATTCAAATATAGCGGGATCTGAAAAAGAAAACAATGTATTTGAGCTTGATGATGATTTTTAAGTTACTTTTTACCAGACTTTAAAAAACGATCAATATTAGATTTTGATTTAGAACTAGAATGTTTTTTCTTACTATCATTGTATTGTAATTTATATTCTTTTTTACTTTCATTATATTTTAGTATTTTGATACCTTCAATAATTCCTTCTTCTTTATTGTATACAATATCAGAAGATTTATTAATTTTCCCTGATGTACATGCTGTAATTAAAAGGGTTTTTAATATTTCAGACTGATTATCATCTAATTCATTCTTTTCTTTTTCAGATTCTACAAATAGTTTTAGACGATTTATTTTCATACCATTATCAAGTTTATTCCATGCTTGTTTATAATATTCTTTTTTTTCTTTGTTTAATAACTTTTTAATCTTTTCATCACTTTCATGAGAAAGACTTGTTTTACGATTTGTTGAACTACGATTTTCTATGTCACGTAATTGTATAGGTTTTTTATGAACTCTTACAACATCATCATCTTTAAGAGATTTTTCTTTTTTTCCACCTTCTTCTTTTTCATTTAAAACGCCTTTTAAATCCATATTAATATTATATAAAGCTTTATCCTTAAATATAATGACTATTTTAATGTTTATATAATATATATAATGGATGAACAAACCATTCAAGTTTTAAGTGGTGTTTTAGATGATGTTAGACCACCAGTTCTTGATTTTAAAGTAATTGATGATACAAAAGATTATAAAGAATATCTTATAAAAACAAATAAATACTCAAAAGATAAAAATGGAGATAATCCTTTTATAAATTACCTAGAATCTTTTATATTTTGCGATGATACATTAAAAATACGTGTTCCAAAAAAGAGTTATATGATAAAAAAAGATGGTAAGAAAAGATTCGCATATGCTGTAGGTATGTTTCCAAATCCCAAAGATGGTAAAGCATCTTACCTCGATGGATGTATTCTTGCGGCTCTCGGTTTAAAAAGACAAAAGACAAATGCCGATATAATTTGTTTTATAACACACGATATTAGTAAAAAAGATAAAAAAAAGTTAGAAGTTGTTTTTGATAAGGTTATCTATGTCCCGTATATTTCTCCCTATGATATGGGTGGTAAAGGTGATCTTAAAACTATTATGATGGATCCTGAAATATTCAAGAACTGTCCTAATTATAATAAGCAACATCCATATGTACATGTATTCTTCAAATTACATATCTTTAATCCAGATTTATTCCCTTATGAAAAAGTTTGTTTTGTTGATTCTGACCTTGTACCTCTCAATTACTATGATTCACTTTTTATGTTAGATACACCAGCTGGTTTTGTAGAGTATCGTAAAAGGATACCTTATTTAGAATCATTTAATTGGGATAGATGTGATTTTTTAAAACATGGAGAAGATATCCCTAAAGAATTAACTGATATAGATAAAAAAACGGGAGCAGACGTTAATGCTGGTTTATTATTAGTAAAACCAGATAAACGTGAATACAATGCTATGATAAAAGAAATTACATCACCTGCTAAAAAATGGATAGGTCCTAATAAATTACATAAAGGATTCTATACATTTGATTTTTCAGAACCAAGTGGAAGAACATTTATAAAAAACTCATACTGTTATCCCGAACAAAATTATTTAACAAAACGTTATTCTGGTAAATGGAAATATATTGAGTTTGCTTTTCAGAGTTGGAGTCGTGATCCTTGTAATTCATTTGGGATCCATATGGCTGCTTTTAATCCAAAACCATGGTTTAAACAACCCATTGGAACTAAAATATCGTTCAATAAAAAGTATAATCCTTATTCTGAAGAATGGAATGATAAAAAGATAAGAATTCCAATTGCTATCAAAGAAAATACAAAATCTTCATATGAAAATATTTCTTATTCTTATGAAATATTCAATGAAGTAATCATTTGGGGACTTATGAATTATCCGGAATTACGAAATTTCTTTGGAAAAAATATTGAGATACATGGAACAAAGGTTTCCTTTGATAAAAATATATTTCAAAAGGTAACCAAAGATAAACAATTTATTAAACTTGAAGATATTCAAAGGAACACTAGTATTTACAAGAGATTATCTTATACTCAAAAGTTAATTTCAAATCTTATTAATGAATTTGATAAATATAAAGGTAAGAAATATACTCCAATTTGTAAAAGAAAAAAGACAAAAGGTAAAAAGAATTATGAAATTATTAATTATTCTCAGAATAAAAGTGGTGGGGGTGGAAGAAAAAAGAAAAAGAAATCAAATACACGTAGAAAAAAGAAAACAATTAAGAAAAAAAGGGATAAATGTATATTATACTATTTTACAATGAATGGTTGTCCTTATTGTAATGATTTTAATCCACATTGGGATAAAGTTGTTAAAAGTTTTTCAAAGATAACTATGAAAAAAATAGAAAGAAATGAAGATCCAAAAACAGTTCAATCATTTAATGTAATGTCTTTTCCAACAATCATATTGGTAAAGGGTAAAAACCGTATAGAATTTACGAAAGATAGAGAAAATATTGATGATTTTCGTGAATTTTTTAAAGAAAATGGTGTTAAAATTGTGTGAATGTAGAACACGAAGGACAATAAACTGCTAAATTATTAATATGATTGATACCACCAAATTGTAATGGTTTTATGTAATTCATATTACAATTATAGATATCTTTTTGTAGTATAGGATTTTTACATGTTAAACATCTCCATCCTTGACGCATAGCTAAATTATTTTTTAATCCGACCATCTGGTTTTGTTTGTAAAAGTCATTATTAATATCATATAATGGTTTTTCTTCAGCATCTTTCATATTCTTTACAACTCGGTAAACAAATGGTTTTTGATGATTTAAAAGATAAAATAATATTAAATAAACGATACAAAATAAACCAAAGTAAATATGTTCTTTGTTTGTGAACTTTTCTGGAAACTTTTTAAATAAAAAATAATATCCACCAATAATTGTTAATAAGAATATAATTGATTTAATCATTTATTTATAATACTATATTATTATATAATAATATGTATTTGGTTTACATCCTAAAATCAGAAAATTATTCTTATATTGGAATGACAAATAATTTTTTTAAAAGATGGAAACAACATAATCGTATTTTAAAGGGTGGCGCAAGATATACGTCAAAAAGAGAATATTGGACACCGGTTTGTATCATAGATGGATTTAAAACAAAATGCGAAGCGATGCAATGCGAATGGAGATTAAAAAGAGTAAAAGGAGTAAGAAATAGAATTGTAAATTTAATAAATATTCTTAATAAAAATGAAAAATGGACAAAAAATAGTCCCAAAATAAAGTCTCAGAAACTGGATATATATACTACAGATTTTTATAAACCATTATTTGGAAATTTAAAAACAAGAGAACTTGTATGGTTTTAGATTAATATATATATATTATATAATATATATATATAGAATGTCCGATATTTCTGAGGATCCGAATTTATATAGTCCATTAGTAAAGTATGATAAATTATTGTTAGTAGAACCCTTTTTAGGATCAAAAATATCTAAACAAAAAACACTTTTTGGTTTATCAAAAAATCTTTCAGATAAACTAAAAAGCGAACCAAAAAATTTTACTAAGCAAGATAAAAAAGCAGTAGAACTTTTAGAACTCGCTTTACTTAATACACAATTAGATTATCAAGAAGATTATCAATTAGATAATATGTCTCTTTCGAGAGACATACAAAAAGAT